TTTATACCCCTCGGAATTAATATAATTTTCATCTCCATACTTTTCTTTTTTTGTTTCTTTTGCTTTTTTTAAATTATTATAGTTTTCATTACCATATCGGTCCAATTTAGTTTTTCTCTGTTTATTAATAAAATCTTTATGTTGAGGATAAAAATCAACATTATATTTTTTTTGAAATGTTATAGATTGTCTTTTCGTCATTTCTTCTTTATTAGAATTTATACATTCTAATGAACAAAAATCACCATACGGCTTATCAAATCTATTTCTAAATTTAATTTCACCACCGCATGTTTTACATTTGGGCCTTTCAGTTAATTTATTATAAAAAAACCATATCTTTTCTTTAAAGTTTAAATCTAAATTAATATTTTTAAAATAATTGAGAATTTCTTCATATATGACAGGATAGTTTTTACTAAACCATTTTTCCTGAGTTTTATATCCTGATTTATTATCTATAATAAAAAATGAAAAATCCATATACTTATATTTTATTATAAATATACGGATTTTATTTTAGGTTGTCAAGGATATGTAAAAATATTTAATAATAAATAGATAACTAATTGATTATCAGAAAATTAATACACTTGTATACAACGATCCATACGTAAAGTAGCATCAATTGTTGCCAATTCATCTCTTGAATAATCCAATTCACCAAAGTTAAGAACCATTAGAAATGTACCTTGAAGTATCCATTTTTCAACTACAACTCCCGTTGGGTCGAGCATTTCCAGCTCAACATCTTTCTTATATCCTGCTGCGTACCCCATTCTTCCAGTCACACTTTCAGCATGTAATCTGAACCATTCCATGAGTGCCTGTGAAGCTGAAGGCCCAATTGGATCTTTAAATTTAACTCTCATTTCGTCCCATACGAATCTTCCAGCAACATAAGTTGAGGTATTTAAGAAAGGAATTTCTACAGAGTTAATCTTGGCGCTAGGTCTAGCAGCCGATGTTACATACCATTCATTGATACCTAAGCTTGAAGGGAATCTTAGAATGAATCTATTTACTCGTTTCGGTTCGTAAGGAACCGGCATCTTCATTAATAAATCTGCCATTTTATTTTAGTTATTTCGTTTATTTATTATTATTATAAATATATTCGATTTAAAAAACTTTTTTCTTATTAAATCCAGTATTCTTCTATCTCATAATATTATAAATACCAGTAAATATATTTTATATATAAAAAAGATTAAAAAGCTTGTTTTTCTGAAAAAAATTTTGTATACTGGTCCAGATTTGGCCCTCCAGCACTACTAGTATATAATGCAACTAGAAAAAAAAATCCAGAAGATACTTGGGCCCAGAAGAATTCCAGCGCTAGTACTTGGGTCCAGTATCAAAAATAAAAAGGGTTGTTTCCAACCCTTCTTTTTTAATAAAACATTCGTTTGCCGAATAGGAAGATTAAATATTTTCAAATGACGCTCCTGTTGGAGTGATAACAAATTCAATATCGATGAATTCCAATGATCTTGTAGGCTTGATGTAAATTTTACCTCTAAGAGTATTAGCATCAAGGTCTTCAGGATCGTTTGATACAACTACTCTAAAATCATATAATCCTCTTTCTTTCTTAATGGCATCAAGAATTGGATTTACCAATCTTGTAAATTCATTTCTTACTTCATCATCATTCTGTTCAAAAAGTAATCTTACAGCAACAGCTGAAATAAGTTTTCTTGCTCTTAATAACAATCTTCTGACATTAATTCTATCCAAAGCAGATTCTTTAATTTGAAGAGTTTTGTTACCCCAAATAATTGGACCTGTATCTGAGAAAGTAGCAATTGGGTTAATTCTCATTTTATAAAGAGAATCTCTTTCATCGAGTGTTAATTTTTTACCTGCTTTAACAGCGTTTACTAATCCTCTTGAATATCCAGCTACTGCAAACCATGGATACGATACATTATCAGTCAATGCAATGTTCCTACAAACTTCTCCTGTTGGAGGAATAAATATCTGAGTTGAATTATCCGTATCCCTAATTTGTATCCAAGGCCAATATGTGGCTGAATAGTTACTATCTAATCCTATTGTATCCATATCACCAACAACGTCAGCAGCTGTATCTACATTTGGCGATGCAATAATGTAAATTGAGTCAGCCCTGTCAGTTTCAGTCATATCAATTGCTTGTTCAACTAATGATGAATGGTCAGACCAGTTAATACCAGGTGTTGCGAAGACATTAATATTAACGGCTTCAGGATTTGCAAATGTTGTAATACCTTGTAGGTATGAGTAATAATCAGAGGTTCCAACTTTTATGTCAAATACTCCACCATTATCAATATTATTATTTACATAAGTCGTTTTCCCAAAGATGAAAGCATCTCCGAATGTTCTTACATTTCTGTATATATCCCATCCATCAAATCCGCCACAAACTGCAAAAGTAAATTTACGATTTGCAAGTATTTCTAATGGATTAGTCGTTGAGTCACTAATAGGTGTTTGTCCTTCAAAGTCATATGGAGTACAATTATACATAAATCCTGTAATTGTTCCACCTGTTATTGTTGCGGCATTTACTGATAGGTGAAATCCTGTTGATGTTGTAGACGCATTAACCCCTTTATATTGAAATAGGTCAGAGTCGAATCCCATCTGTGATGATAGTCCTAATGATACTCTTTTAGTTTTATCTGTTGCGATGTCATCTGGTACTCCATTTGTATATGTTACAACGTCGCCAGCAGTATAATATTTTGTTTTATATAGTAAATTACCTATAGACGCTCCGCCAATTTGTCCCCCAGTAAATCCTTTAAATCCAGCTGGTACGGCATCGGTAGGATGATTGTCAGCCATAAGTAACATAATGTATTGTGAATTCAATGCATATTTAGTATCCGTTGTACCTATTTTTAATGCTACATAGCCAGGTAGTTCAGGATTCATAGTACATCTTGTATATTTTTCAAGAACAACCTGATTATCGTCTGTGTCATTAAAGTCACGGACCAATACGTCAAATTCAGCCGTTTCGAGATTAATATTTATAATTGATATTTTTACCTGAGTATTAGCTGAGCCACCATCTGATATTGTATATACTTGGAATAAATCAGCTACTTTTCCACCTCGTACCTCTGAAACAACCATTGGTGATGCAGGAGTGTCCCATGAAGTTAAAAACTCATTACCAACTGAACTAGTAACAACAGTAGTGCTCAATCCTCTAATTAAACCACGTTCATTTAAAGCATAAATGAAATTTGGATATACTTCATGAACATACAGTGGATAATCATTATAAGATTTTTCATAAACACCGCTACCCAAAACCCTTGTTATATATTTTGTTGATGTTTGATCTAACGAACACGTAAATGTTTTTGTTCCTCCAGTAGTTGGACTAGTAACAGTAAGTGTAAATTCACCCATTGGATTAGAAGCAATTGAACTGGATGTTATTGTAAGTCCACTATCCGCTGTTACTTCTAATAATAATGTAGAAGGACTTGTATAATGTCCTCTTGATCTTAAAGCAGCAACTGTAATATTATCATAGTTGTTTATACTTGCAGGATAATTGAATTGAGTTACGGTAATTCCTGATAAAACTGATGAATAAATAAATAGGTAAGAATAAACACCTACTATCGTGGATCCTGTTGTATGAAAGTAATTATTATACCACATATAATTTGTAAAATCGCCATTTGGACCTGTAGTTTCTGTTCCTGTTCCTGGTATCGACGAGCTAGGAATTAATCCAATTGTAAACCAGTCGTTGTTTGAATATGTATTTCCAGTTATCCATGCGAGAACGCTTTCACCGTTTGTCGCTGTTTTTCCGCTTAAATTTTGGTTAAGAATAGGATGAATAACTTCTGGCGATGTATCTCCTGTCCAAATCATTGTCATGCCTGAATACGACGTAGGTACGCTTGATGAATTAAAATCTACTCCGCCTAAGGTTTTTATTCCAAAAGTTTTTACAGGTTTATATCCTGTTAAACCAAGAATTCTTGTTACGAATAGTTGATTTGATTCCTGTAAATATGATTTAGCCACATAAGGAAGCTCATATTTTGGATTACCACCTCCGTCCTTTTCAGGTGATGTTGGCCCAAAATATGTTTTGAACTCATCAAAATTTGATATAAGGATTGGCTCGAAAGCTGGGCCTTGAATTGTTTCACCTACTAGTCCTAAAGTAGTTACTCCAACGCTCTGTGCCACAAATGTTAAGTCTAGCTCTGATGTATATACACCAGGAGAAACGAATACTCTGTTTGAATTTGCCATTGATTTGTATTTTGGTTAATTTATTTATTTTATTACTATTATTGATAAATATCTTTGTTTTCCTCAAAGATTTGGCAAGGAAAAAATTCGTGGATAGTATTTTATCCTTTTTTCCTATTATTTATCTTTTAGTATGGAACATAAGAGTAAAAACATCAAAATCAGTCAAAAGCATCATGAGATGTTAAAAGACCATTGTGATAAAAACGGACTTAAAATGTATCGTGTGATTGAAAAATGGATTGATGAATACCTTAAACCGAAGAAAAAAGACATATATGGAGAAGTATAACTATCTTAGATATGTTACGGTAATATTCGACGGGCTAACTAATGGATGATCGTTTGTAGGATGTATGGATACTGTATTAGTGCCCTTTTCACCTATTACAAATCCGTCTCCTTCTTCCTCTACAAGACCATTAATATCAAGATATATTACGCTGTCAATTACATGTTGTACTGTAAATGTGGTAGAGCCAGCAAAGATGGTTCCGTCATTATATGTAAAATTTTCTGATTCTAAGAATAATAAGCTTCCATATGCATCTTGAAAAACATTACTTCTACCTGCATAATATGATACCATTATTACACTGCCAGGAAGGGGTGGAGTAACAAAGATAATTCGTGATGTTTGTCCCATCCAATAATATCCAATATCTCGTTGTTCAATAAGTCCGTTAATTGAAACAAAGAATAAAAATCCAATAGTTTCTCCTACGCTAAAAACGGTTGTTTGTCCATCGGCAATAAATGTCACATTTCTTACCTCGATAGATTTATTAAGAAATTTTTTTGTATAGTTTTTAGTACCTATAAATTCATTCATTATGAATAATCTATTAACAGCGGGTGTAATTATAAATTCTTCGGAA